ATTATCTAGAGATAGTGTTAGAGGATTTTGTAAGCGTAATGGTTTAGACGGCAGCTCCTGTGTTGTTGCTCTTAATGTTGAAGAAAAATTAAAAAGAAATCTGCTTTGCTCTTGTTGTGGAAAGCCAATTAAACAAAAATACCAAGGCAGAACTAGAAGATTTTGCTCCGATGAATGTAGAAGAAAATGGTGGAATGGAAATCAAGATAAAAGAAATAAAAGTGAAGCTGCTACTTATAAATACATATGCCCTCATTGCGGTAGAGAGTTTAGTGTTTATGGAAATAAGAAAAGAAAATACTGCAGTCATGACTGCTACATAAAAGATAGGTTCTGGAGTGATAATGATGACATATAAAAGAGGAACATTAAAGAAAGAAGGTAAAGAACTTTTGCTTAGAGGTTATTCAGTTTCTGAGGTAGCTGAAATGTTTAATTCTTCAAGAGATACAGTACTAACATACAATAAGAAATTTTGGAAAGTAACTTTGAGAAAGAAAATGACTGATGAACAAATTCAAATTGCAAAACAAATGATAATTGATGGATACACATATAAGGAAATTGCTGCTGTAGTAGGTTTTACACCATCAACAATAGCAGATAAGAACATTGAAAATTGGAGACTGCCTTACTCAGATATACAGGTATCAAAAAAGTTAGTTGAAAGATATTGCTTAACTTGCGGTAAAAAGTTTTTTGTTCGTTCTCAAAAATTAAAGTACGATGCTTGTAATTATTGTTGTAAAAAGTGTTCTCACTTGGGTGCGATAAAGGTAGACAAAATTAACAAACCGATTTTTAGAGGGTATAGATGGAGTTATTTAAGTTTAGAAGTAAGAAAGAAAATTCCTTTTTGTCAAAGGTGTTTGAAGACAAAGAATAGATTGACGGTTCATCACATAAAACCATGGCGATTAGATGGAACAAATAATAGGGAAAATTTATTAGTTCTTTGTGATTCATGTCACAAATATTTAGAGGATGCTTCAAGAGTCATGTTTGACTTAATTGGCTTAGAAGATTCAATTAAATTAATACAGATAAATTTTAGTTATAGACTGGAGGCGATTAAAAGGTGTTTAACCAAGTTAAACTTATAAAAATAAAGGACTTAAAACCACATCCAAAGAATCCAAGAGTACATCCAAAGTCAGCGCTAAATAAGCTTATTAAGAGTATTAATGAATTTGGTTTTACAAATCCAATTCTTGTAAGCAAAGATGGATTTATATTAGCAGGGCATGCACGATGTAAAGCGGCAGAGCAAGCAGGGATTGAAGAAGTACCTGCTATATTTTTGGATTTAGAAGGAGTTAAAGCTGATGCATATCTAATTGCAGATAATAAAATTCAGGAAGAAACTGACTGGAATAAAGAATTACTCGCTGATCTAATAAAGGATTTGCAATCTTTAGATTATGATACATCCTTTACAGGATTTGATCCACCAGAAATTGATGCATTGTTTAATGAACTTTATCCTAAAGGTGTGAAAGAAGATGGTTTTGATAAGCCTCTGCCTGAAACGCCAATAACAAAGCCAGGAGATATTTGGATTTTAGGAAGACACCGATTAATCTGTGGTGACAGCATAAAACTTGAAACTTATACAGCACTTATGGATGGCAAAAAAGCAAATCTCATTGTAACAGATCCTCCATACAATGTAGCCTATGAAGGGAATGCTGGAAAAATTCAAAATGACAACATGGAAGATAAAAGGTTTTATGAGTTTCTTCTTGAAGCCTATAAATGTATGTATGAAAATCTTGCTGATGGTGGTTCAATCTATGTGTTTCATGCAGATAAAGAAACAGTTAATTTTAGAACAGCTTTTAAAGATTCAGGCTTCTTTTGCCACCAAACTTGTATATGGATAAAGAATTCACCGGTACTAGGTCGTTGTGATTATCAATATAACCATGAACCTGTACTTGTAGGCTGGAAGCCTACTGCTGGACATAAATTTTATGGAGATAGGAAGCAGAGAACTACTTGGAATTTTGATAGACCTACAAAATCAAAGTACCATCCAACAATGAAGCCAATAGCTTTAGTAGCTTATCCAATTACAAATTCAAGCTTAACTAATTCTATTGTGCTGGACCCTTTTGGCGGAAGCGGTTCAACTCTTATAGCTTGTGAACAAACTGATAGGATTTGTTACACTATAGAACTTGATGAAAAGTATGCTGATGTTATAGTCAAAAGATACATTGAGCAGGCAGCTACTGATGAAGGTGTGTTTCTTATAAGAGGTGGAGTTAAAACTAAATATAAAGATATTTTAAAGGAAAGTGAGGTGAATGGCTTTCCTTAAATTTTCTACAAAAAGCTTATAAATTTAAGTTTTAAAAAGTGTCTTTATTGAAGGAAAGGTGTCATTAGAATCTTCATATAATCTCGCATATATAACTGGCTATATACTTCTTTCAGAGGTAATATGTACACTACCAAAAGGTAATAAACACATTTTGAAAGGGGTAGAAAACATTGAAGAGCCAAACAATTGGTGTAGAAATTGAAATGACAGGAATTACCAGAGAAAAAGCTGCTGAGGTTGCTTTGAATTTTCTAGGAGGAGAGATTAAAAAAACATTTGATAATTATGATACCTACAAGGTAATAGCACCAGACAATAGGATTTGGAAAATAATGAGTGATGCCAGCATCTGGACAATGAGGAGCGAAAAAGGCACACTTGTTTCTGCAGACACAAGTTACAGCGTTGAACTTGTAACACCGATTTTAAAATATGATGAGGACATTGAAACCCTGCAAGAACTTATAAGAAGGCTTAGAAAGGCAGGAGCAGTTAGTAAAAGCAGCCTGCAATGCGGAATTCACATTCACATTGGAGCAAAAGAACATACGCCAAATACCTTAAAGAATTTGGTTAACCTCATGGCTTCAAAAGAGGATTTAATTTACAAAAGCCTTGAAATAGATCCTGCTAGAGTGAGGTATTGCCAAAAGGTTAATGAGAATTTGATTGCAACCATAAATAAGAAAAAGCCAAAAACACTATCACAACTTGCGAATATTTGGTACAGCGATTACGGTGTTGAAAGCAGAGGAAGGCATTACCACACAAGCAGATATCACGGTCTTAACCTGCACAGCACTTTTACAAAAGGAACTATAGAATTTAGACTTTTTAACGGAACCCTTCACGCAGGAAAAATTAGAAGCTACATAGTTTTCTGCCTAGCGGTAAGCCACCAGGCATTAAAGCAAAAGAGTGCCAGTGCAAAACGCACCCATACAGACAATGAAAAATATACCTTTAGGTGCTGGTTACTTAGACTTGGACTTATAGGAGATGAGTTTAAAAATTGCAGACTGCACCTTATGAAAGCACTTGATGGGAATTCAGCTTGGAGGAGACCCAGAGCTGCTTGAAATTTAAACTAAAGCTGCAAAGGGGATTAAAATTCCCCTTGTGTAAAACTAAAATTGTATAAAGGAGAAATGTGATAATATATGGCAAGAAAAACAAAACTGTATGTGGCTTATGGTTCTAATATGAATTTAGAACAAATGAGCAACAGATGTCCAAAGGCAAAGGTTGTAGGAACAGGAATACTTGAAGGATATAAGTTAACATTTAGAGGAAGATATAAAGGTGTTGCAAATATTGAACCTTGTAAAGATAAACAGGTGCCAATTGTTTTATGGCAAATAACTGAGGAGTGTGAAAAAGCACTTGATTTGTATGAGGGTTTCCCTAATTTATATGTTAAAAGGCAACTTGAAGTTACAGTGCAGGATAAAAAAGCAAAAACCATGGTTTATATTATGGCAAGTGAATATATGAATATGGCGGCAGCTCCTACAGAGTATTATTTTAATGTAATTGCTAGAGGATATTTTGACAACGGCATTGATTTAAAACCTCTGCAGATTGCATATTCAGAATGTTTATCTGAACTAAGATAGTGGAGGTAGTTATGGATAAATTTTTTACACAGAAAACTTGTGATAGATGTGGAGGTCCTTTAGATAAAGGCAGAATCATGTCAATGTTTAATACGGATTGCATTTGCATGGACTGTGCTGAAAAAGAAAAGAAGGATAAGGATTATGATAAGGCAGTAAAGGCTGAACATGAAGAAATCAAAAAAGATAACTATAATTACAAAGGTATAAGAGGTTAATATAAAAGAAAGTGATGTTAAGAGTCTGCTATTTTGTAGGCTCTTTTCTTATGATAAATTTTAAAGATTGGGGGTGAAACCTATGGCACAAAGAGGAAGAAAGCCAAAGCCAACTGCAGTAAAAGAACTTGAGGGCAATCCTGGGAAAAGACCGCTTAATGAATTTGAACCAAAGCCTCATAAGAAAGCACCAAAGTGTCCTACATGGCTGGATGCTGAAGCTAAAAAGGAATGGAGAAGAGTATCAAAGCAGCTTGAGGAACTTGGTATATTAACAGAAGTTGATATGGCAGCTTTTGCAGGATATTGTGAAGCTTATGCACGCTGGAAAGAGGCAGAAGAATTTATATCAAGACATGGAACAATTGTAAAAACACCAAGTGGTTATTGGCAGCAAGTGCCACAGGTGTCAATTGACCAAACTTATCTTAAGATTATGATTAAATTTTGTGAACAGTTTGGACTTACACCATCTTCAAGAAGTAGAATTGTTACAGATAAAGGTTCTAATGATTATTTAGACCCTATGGAAATGATGCTAAGGGGCGAGGTGAAATAATGTATGATGAAGCAAAAGCACAGCACGCTGTTAATTTTATCAACTGCTTAAAGCATACAAAAGGTCAGTGGAGAGGTGTCCCTTTTGACTTACTTCCTTGGCAAGATAAAATAATCAGGGATATATTTGGTAATGTGAAAGAAAATGGCTACAGGCAATACAATACTGCTTATATAGAAATTCCAAAGAAGAATGGAAAGAGTGAACTTGCGGCGGCAGTAGCACTACTTATGACTTGCGGGGATAACGAGTGGGGAGCTGAGGTTTATGGATGTGCCTCAGATAGGCAGCAAGCATCTATAGTTTTTGATGTCGCAGTTGAAATGGTGGATCAATGTCCAGCACTAAAGAAAAGAATAAAGCCTGTTATGTCAATGAAAAGACTTGTATATAAACCTACAAATAGTTTTTATCAGGTTCTATCAGCTGAAGCCTATACAAAACATGGGCTTAATGTTCATGCGGTTGTTTTTGATGAAATTCATGCCCAGCCTAATAGAGATTTATTTGATGTAATGACTAAAGGATCAGGAGATGCAAGACTTCAGCCTCTATTTTTTCTTATAACTACAGCTGGTACAGATAGAAATTCTATATGCTTTGAGCAGCACCAAAAGGCAATGGACATAATTGAAGGTAGAAAAATAGATCCAACCTTTTATCCAGTTATTTATGGTATAGATGATAATGCTGACTGGGGTAATGAAAAGAATTGGTATAAAGCTAATCCATCACTAGGGCATACAATTGATATAGAAAAAGTTAGAAATGCTTATAATAGTGCAAAAGAAAATGCAGCTGAAGAAAACATATTTCGTCAGCTGAGATTAAATCAATGGGTAAAACAATCCACCCGTTGGATGCAAATGGATAAATGGGACGAGTGTGATTTTAATATAGATATAGATTCATTAAGAGGCAGAGAATGTTATGGCGGACTTGACCTTTCAAGTACTACAGATATTACTGCTTTTGTTTTAGTTTTTCCACCAAGAACATCTGATGAAAAAAATATTGTACTTCCTTACTTTTGGATACCAGATGATAATTTAAAGTTAAGAGTAAGGAGAGACCATGTACCTTATGATGTATGGGAAAAGCAAGGTTTTATTAAAACTACAGAAGGTAATGTGGTGCACTATGGATTTATAGAAACTTTTATTGAAGAATTAGGTACAAAGTACAATATAAAAGAAATAGCTTTTGATAGGTGGGGAGCTGTGCAAATGGTACAGAATCTTGAGGGTATGGGATTTACAGTAATTCCATTTGGACAAGGATATAAAGATATGTCACCATCATCTAAGGAATTAATGAAGCTAACCCTTGAGAAGAAAATAGCACACGGAGGAAATCAAGTGCTTAGGTGGATGATGGATAATATCTATGTAAAAACTGACCCTGCTGGAAATATTAAGCCTGATAAAGAAAAAAGTACAGAGAAAATTGATGGAGCTGTTGCTTTAATAATGGCACTGGATAGAGCAATTAGACATGAAAATAAAAGTAGTGTGTATGATGATAGGGGAATTTTAGTACTATAAAAAGTATTTACCTAGGTATTGACATATTAAAGTATGCTGTATATGCTTTAAATATAACCCTTTAAATTATATGGTTATAAAAATAGTATTATACAAGGAGTGATATTATGATTATATATCCATCATCAATTATTATTAGAATTAACTCGGATTTTACAAGCGTGTATAAGCCTTTTTCAAATTTTCCTGGTTCAGGTTTATTATGGTCAGAATGTATAAACTCAATTAATGATGTAAAGCTTATGAATCACATCATCTTTTGTAATGATGTAATGCATATTCCACCTGTTAAAGTTTTTTTAATGGCAAACAATAACCTAAATCAGCAGTTCACGGATTTTGAAAAGAAAGCGATGGGGGCTTTTTGGGGTTTCATTTTTAAATCCGTGTTTAGTTATAGGTTGCAAAAAGATAGTGTGCCTATAAATACTAAAGGTGTAAAAAAGGCCACATATTTTTATGATGTATCAGAGCTTGTGGAGGTTATAAATGAGCAGCAAGCCAATTTATAGATATAAAGATTATGTTGATAAAAAAAAGATTTTAATTAATCAAGAACCAGGCTATAGGTACTCACTGTTTGTACCGTTTAAAGAATCTATTAATGACAAATGCGTTCTTGTAATTATGAGAAATCCTAGTGAAGCTGATAAAAGTAAATCAGACAAAACGATTAATAATGTTCTTAGTTTTTGTCATGATAAATATAGTGGAGTCTATATTGGTAATCTATATCCGTATTATGAAACTGATTCCAAGAAAGTAAAAGATTTTATAGAATCAGATTTATATGACGAAAAGATGAAAAAGAATCATCTAGCATTGGAATCATTATCTAAAGATATTGATGATGTAGTAATTGCTTGGGGAACTAACAATACTGGGCATAAATATGATGATTATTATGAAAGTATTGTAAAGGAACTTTTAGATGGATTATACAAAGATAATAAGAATGTTTATGCTATGAGATTTGTATCAAGTAAAAATCCTTGGCATCCACGAAATTGGGAAGAGAATTTTGAATTAGAGCTTTACAAATGGAGTAAATAATCTTTCTGATAAAAAGTTTGAGGTAGAAATATGGATAGAGAAAAATTTTATGAACTAATAATTGAAATATTAGAATCTGAGGAATTTCAAAAAGTAAGATACTATGCTTACAATTTAGGAAGACCACTATGGAATATATTTAGACAACAATGGAATGGAATACCTTATTTTTTAAGAAGTATATGTGATAAAGCAAGCTATCTAATTAAAAAATATAAAGCTACACCAGGAGCTGTAATGGCATATTATTCAGAGGACTCAAATTATTTATGGGTAGCATCCAAAATAAAAATTATAAAGCCTCAAAGCAGTTTAGGGGAGACAGAAATATTAAGTAAGCTTATGTATGGAGAAGATATATCAGAGTATATTGATACTGAAGAGGAGAAGTTTATATGTAGCTTGGTATGCTATGTTCTTGATAACAATCGACTTAGTAGTTTGGATTTTAATGAAGTTTGTAAGTTAGAAGAATTCGCATATGACATTACTGACTATAAATTGACTAAGGTTGATCATGTGCAGTTTTTACCAAGTGGATACATTTATGATAATAAATATTATTTGTATAGTATTTATATTTCTAAGGAGAAACTCGATTTTTTTGATAAGAAGCCTGCAGTTTTCAAAATTATGGAGGAAGAAATATTAAATCCAGATATTTATATGAGGTTAGATGAAAGGATAGCTGTACCACATACAGATATAATTTCATTGGAAACTTTAAACTTTGAAAAGTTTAGAGGGATTCAATTTAACTTTAGCAATACAAAGCTTGATAAAGGAAAAAATATAATTGTTCATGGAAATATTGAATCTTTTCATAAATTATTAATGGTAATTAAAAAAGATTATGATAATACATTAGATGAAGAATTCTGGCATATAGAATTAGAAGAATTACCATATTTAGAAAGTACAACTATCAAGCGAGTTACAGTTACTTTTATTCATGGAAAGTATTATCCTCAACGTAGATTTTTTAGACATATAGACTATATTAAAAACCAGTACCCTTATGATATATATCATGAAAAATATAAAGATATGACTAATACATCAATTCAAATAGATCACTATACAGATAAAACTAATCATTATAAAATATGGTGTGTGGAAGAAGCTGATATTAGTGAAGATACGTGGTTTAAATTAGCATATATGTCTCTAAAACCAGTATACAGAAAATTGTTAAATGAAATGTTAGGTAATAATAATAAATAATATTTTAAAGCATCTCGATAAAGGGATGCTTTAAAATACCCATTTTTAGGAGGTAACCATAATGAAAATACCAATAATATCAAGACTTTGGGAACCCAGAGCTGGTCCCAAGAATAACTTTTGGCAAAGTACTTATAGTTTTTTCTTTGGAAGCACCACTAGCGGTAAAACTGTAAATGAGAGAACTGCAATGCAAACTACTGCAGTTTATGCTTGTATTAGGATACTTGCTGAAACAATAGCTTCACTGCCACTTCATACCTATAGGTATACTGAAAATGGTAAGGAGAAAGCTACAGAACATGAAATATATCATCTGCTTGCAGATGAACCAAACCCTGAGATGACCTCATTCGTGTTTAGAGAAACACTTATGGGTCATCTTTTATTATGGGGAAATGCATATGCTCAGATTATTAGGGATGGAAGAGGAAAGATTATAGCTTTATATCCTCTAATGCCAGATAAAATGACCGTAAATAGAACTGATAATGGAGATATTTATTACATTTATAGTAAAGATGGACAGGATTATCCCTTGAGAAGTGATGAAGTATTGCATATTCCAGGGCTTGGATTTGATGGACTTATTGGCTATTCTCCCATTGCTATGGCTAAAAATGCAATAGGTATGTCAATAGCAACTGAAGAATATGGAGCTAAATTTTTTGCAAATGGTGCAAATCCCGGTGGTGTACTTGAACATCCAGGAGTTGTAAAGGATCCTGCTAGGGTTAGAGAAAGTTGGAATAGTGTGTATCAAGGAAGCTCTAATGCTCATAGAGTTGCAGTACTCGAGGAGGGTATGAAATTTCAAAGTATAGGTATTCCACCAGAGCAGGCGCAGTTTTTACAAACTAGGAAGTTTCAAATAAATGAAATAGCAAGGATATTTAGAATTCCACCTCATATGATAGGAGATCTTGATAAATCAAGTTTTTCTAATATTGAGCAGCAGTCACTGGAATTTG